TGTCGCTTTATCGTTTTGACGGCGAGACAGCGGTTATCCTTGCCGTTCGCCATCAGCGGGAAGCTGGTTACTAAACCTCACTCCAATTCGCCACGATTAGTCCCGGCAGGCGGGCCTCTGCTTCGCGTGCTGGACCTTCCAAACTCAGGCGTTTCGGCAGTTTCACCTGCGGCACGAGGAGGAAGATCGGCACCGTGGGCAGCCCGCGCCCAGTTTTTGCCTTGGACACGACCGCCCGGCCTTTAGAATTCAGCCGGGTTTCCGCCACCAAGAGGCTGGGTTGCCCGCGTCGATAGATGAACCGCAGCCGCTGGCCGGTGCGCTGTTCCCAACCGTCCGGGGTGATCCGCTTGTTGCCGACGCCCTTCTTGCCAGCGGCGGCAGTCGGGATAGCCAGCCAGAACCCGTTTTTTGCGCGGATCAGGGCCCCACGGTCAAAGGCATCGACCACCTTGGAGGCGTTGGAATAGATCACCGCCGCCGCCCGGATCGAGGCCCCGCTGGTCGGGTAAAGCGTCTTGCGGATCGAATTGGCGAGGCCTTGGCCCAAGGCCGCGCCGGTAATCTGGCCGCGCCAAGCAGTTTGCAATCCGCTGGCTGCCTCGGAAACCCCGGCTGTCACCGCGCGCTCTGCCGCCTCCAACTCGACCTTCATCATCGCCCGGATATCGCCCTGAATATCGAGGATCAGTTTCACAACGCCCGCGCCTCGGCGAGCCAGATCAACCGGTTGGTGTCGCGGGTTGGCGTGCCTTGGACCTCGTGCAACTGCCCCGCGATTTCCACAGTATCGCCTGCCGCCAGCGCCGGTGCGTCCGCCAGGCGGATGTTCAACAGCACGGTATCGACCACGAAGCGCCCCTCGCCAAAACTGGCAAACTGGTCGGGCATCGCCCGGATCACCCGGATCGGCTGTGCTGGACCGGTGCCGCCGACACGCAACAGCGCATCGACCGCAAGGTTCTGATCCGCGAAAAGCGAACCCGTGGCCAGATCGAAGGCGCTCAATTGGCGCTGGCCGCAGTTAGGCGCACGCGGCCGGTCGTCTCGCCTGCACCTGCACCGACCGCCAGGACGGCGACGCCGACCAGCTTGTTGGTCGCCACGACGTTGGTCACACGGGACGTGGCGACATCCCAATAGATCAGCTGCCCTACCGACCAGGCTTGCGAGGCTGTCTTGGTCAGATCGAAGATGCCGTTCATCATAAGGACCAGCGGCTCGCCGATCGCCGCCGCGTTCTCGGCGATGCCGAAGAGTGAACCGATCAGAACCGGCTGGCCCGAGGTGGCGACCGCCGCAGCGGTCAAGGTGACGCGGTTGCCCACGCCGATGAAGTTTTTCATCAGATGTCTCCTGAATTTTGAGGTTTGTGGGAAGGGATCAGACGCCCGCGTTGCGGTAAAGCCCGCGCCAGTCGATGGCCTTGGAGGCGAAGTCGTGGCGAGCCTTGATCTCCATCCCGTCGACCTCGAAGCCCATACGAGTTTCAGTGTAAACGCCATTGCTGCCATCGAGATAGGCGTACTCCACCGTGTCGATCCGGTTCGGATCGGCCGCCAGAAACCACGGATCGGCACCGGCCGCCGGGATCAGGCGGGGCTCTTCGATCGGTTCCAGACGCCCGGCGAAAGCGTTGACGCCCGCCACGGCATTGGGCGTGGTGGCGGTGACGTTCTTGCGGGCTTCCACTGACCGGCTGCCGGGCGGGGTGATCAGAAAGCGTGGCTGGATCGAGATTTGCCGCGCCTCAAGCCCGCGCTGATTGCCGAAGAGGCGGTAAGCCTCGGCCAAAGTGGTTTCGGAAATCGCCCCAGCGGTGCCGAGGTTGCCGTGGCCCGCGTTGAACAGTGCGACACCGTCGCCCATCAGCGGATTGCTGGTCAGGATCGAATAGACCAGATCGGATTCAAGGTCGGCCGCCGAGGCCCCGAAGGCGGAAGGGATGCGGGTAAAGGCATCGAGATCATCGTTGATCAGGGTCTGGCGGGTGATGCCGATGATGCGGCCATAGGTCAGCAGGGCATAGACCTCGCGGCCTTCGCCCATCGTGCCATAGGTGAATTCACCGCTTTCGGGCACGCGCAGCAGATCGGGTGCTCCTGCAAGCTGGGTGCGTTGCACCGGGCGGAAATCGGTGATCGTCGCTTGCCGGGCCCAGGCCGTGAAGGTGCGGGGCGTAGAATCATACGCCGACCGCAGGGTCTTGTTGGCGACGTTGGCGAGGATGAACGGGAAATCCGCGCTGGAATGATAGCCAGGCCCGGCGCGTTTCTGCAGCGCTTCGGTCGCCAGTTCCATCCGCGACAGACCGCGCGTGCTGATGCCGCGGCGTTCGAGGGCATGGCGGGCCATGTCGAGGAGGTTCAGGCCACGGAATTCGCGGGCTGCGTCGGTCAGCTTGTGGAGGCCGGGAGAATGCCGGTGCATCAGGGCATCCGTCACCGCATCACGATAGGCGATTTCGCTGGCGCCACTGTCGCGCGCGGCGGCAGGCACGGTCGCGCCAGTGCGGGTGCCGACGGTATCAGCCTCGGCCAGCTTATCCAGCACGGCGCCGCGGGCAGCATCGAGCGAGACCCCGCGGCCGATCAGATCGGCGGCAAAGACGTTGTCGAGACCGTGGCGCTGGCAGAGCGTCAGGATATCAGCGGCGGCGCGCTGGGCTTCGGCGCGGATCGCGTCGGCGTTCGGTGCGGCCGGGGTCGGGGCGATCACCGGCGGATCGATCGCGCGCGTGACGGGTGCGGGCGCTGCCGCAGGTTGGATATCGTCGGGCATAGGGGCCTCCAAGGTTGCGTTTGTGGTGCGGGTTAGGGTGCAGGTGTTCATCGTGGCACTGCGGGTGGTGTCAGATCGGACCCGCGCGCCGGGATCGGCGCCGATGGCGACGGCGGAGATTTCGAGCGGCTCCCAATCGACGGCGCGCCACAACTCGGGCGCGCCGTCGCGCTTGGTGATGTCGTAGCGATGGACGCGGTAACCGACCGACACGTTGCGGATGATGCCGCCCGCGATGTCGCGGAAGATCGGCTCGACATCGGCCCGTTCGCTGAAGCGGATCGTTGCGGTGCCTTGACCGTCGGCAATCCGGGCCGATCCGTCGACGACAACGCCCAGCACCGAGTCTAACGACCACGCATCATGCGAGTTCAGGAACGGCGCGCCGCCATTCAGCCGATCCAGCCGGACGGCCGATCCGTCTAAGGACAATTCCTCATCGACCGCCTCGTCCCAGAAGCGTGCCCGGCGCACCGTGGCACCGGTGGTCCAGATGATCTCGACGGTGCGGGCTGCTTCATCGACAGAACCCGCGCGCACGGAGGCCATCCGCCCCTGAAGGGGCAGATCGATGATGTCTTTTGGCATGTCTTGAGCTCCGTTCAGCTTTGGCTGGGGTCTGGCGGCGTTTTGGCCGTCTCGCCGTCCAGCGATCCGGGGTCTTGAGTCTGAACCTGCCCGCCGCGGCTGACCTTGCGGGGATCGCTGTCAAAGATCAGGTTCATCGTATCGGCGAGGAGCGCGAACTCCTGCCACTCTTCCAGCACCTTGCGCGGATCGTAGCCGCGCTTGGCGATCTGCTGGGCGATGGTCGAGAACCCGGCACGGGTTTCCAACAGGTCGGTGGTGGCGTCCTGCAACGGGTTGACGCTGTCAAACTTCGGCGGCGCCCATTCGACCGGTACACCGGCGGTCGGGATAAGCCCTGCCGCAAACGCCGCCTCGCAGAACCATTGCCAAATCGGCTGGCAGAACATCGGGATGATCATCTGCCACTGCATGGCCTCCACCATCCGGCGGAATTCGTTCAGGCCCACGCGGCTGGACGAGAAATTGACTTGACTGAGATCGCCAGTCATCAGCTCATAAGGCACCCGCCAGCCCGCAGCGATGATGTGCAATTGCACCCGGTGCCATTCATAGTCACCGGCCGTGGAGGCAGGCTGGTTGAACTTGATGTCCTTGCCACCGCGCGCATAGGCGATAAGCCCCGGTTCAAACTGCTCGATCCGGTTGCCATCGGCATCCTGCACCACCGGGGCGATCGATTGCTGGGTTTCA